GGCACTATTGGACGCGATAGGGTACATGGTCAAGGAGGACTTCGACGAAGAGGTAAGGGCAGAGGTGGCAAAGCTGATAGCAGACGGTATCGATCTGGTAGACAGGATCCAGGGAGAACCGGACATACAGTCAGCGATGAGGAAACATGTGCACAAGGCATCAGACGCGTCAGGAGTGAAGCTAATGTACGAGATGCGTGACCTGAACGCGGAGATAGAATTAGACGAGGAAGACCTTGCCGCAGAGGCAAATCTATTCCCATGGGAGGTAAGCCTAATGAACAGACTAGAGACAAAGGCGAAGGCACGAGACGTGTGGTGGATGATCGAGTCAGACGGAGGAGCGGGCAAGTCCACGTTCACAAGAATACTCGAGAAGAAGTTCGGTGAGGAGCTACTCAACATGTGTGCGGTGGGGAGGGTAGCGGACATGGCGCAGATCATAATCGGTCAGAGGCGCAAGGGCTGGAAGGGTGGGATAGTCCTGTTCGATCTAACAAGGAAGGTCGGCAGAGATGGTAGCGAGGCTATCTACGACATGATCGAAATGCTCAAGAATGGCCGGGTGCAGACAGCGAAATGGCAGGGTGAAGTGCTGAGGCTGAACAAAAGCCATGTGATATGCTTCGCAAATTGGCCACCGCTGTTGAGTGGGTTGTCGATGGACCGATGGAGACTGGTGACCGTTGATAACGAGAAAGAACTCTGTTGGTGGAACCATGGAGCGGTGGGGAGGAGGCTGGATGAAAGAGTCCCCTCCACGAATCTTATAAGCTGTGGAGGGGACGAGATAGTGGACGAACTGGCGGGCGTGACCCTGGAGGAGCTGCTGGTAGAGGCAGAAGAGATGGGTCTGGTGAATGGGCACCTGCACTCGCCTTCGGCTCGTTCCGAATAAACGCCTTCGGCGTTCCGTTGATCACTGATTCAGTGATTAAGAAGCATTGTAGATGCGTGGCTCTGTGAACACGGCGGTGTAGTTGATAAACACGCGGCAATCGCAACCTGTGGGATCGTTAGCGGTGTCGAGAGCAGAAACAGAGAGAATATAGTTGACATCCTCAGTGGGGCTGGCAGCGTCATTGCCGCGGTATGGCGTGGTATTTATGAGCGCAGCATTGGGGCGGGCGAAGAAGTTCTTGGAACTGAAGGTAGCAACAAGACGCCTGATACGGCCGGGAGAGGTGGTGTCTAGGATCGCCCACCGCGAGAATTTGTCTTCCATGAAGTCTGTCTGAGCGGAGAAGGTGGAGGTAGTTGCGCTGAGCTTGAGGGCACAGAACATTTCGTCTGTGATTGCGGTTCCCTTATTGGATAGGATAACCGTGAACTTGGAACCGATGACCGTGAAGTGGTTGTAGAAGACCATCCATTGGTCAAAGCCCCTGGGCTGGTGTCCTCCGCCGGTGTAGTTGGGATCGTAGAGATCATTAGCTCGCCAAATGTAGTTGGAGAAGGCTGCGACTCCGGGATTGAGACTGATGGCTTCGGCGTACTTAAGCTTAACCGTGAGAGACTGTGGGACAACATTGCGCATAGGTGGGTAGCGTCGGTAAGCAAGTCTCCGAGTTCGCCTACGATATCCCCTGCGGGCGAATCGCTTGTGAGGGACGCGTGGTCGCTTGAATCGGCGTGTTCTTCGTCGGTAACGCATGACGACATTTTGAGAATAAAAAAAATCAAAAAAAAGGAAGGAAGGAAAGAAGGAAAGAATGACAACCAAGGGGGTACGGAGCAAGTTCCCGTTTTGCTCGGTGGCAGGATTGTTTACGTACACGTACGCGCACCTGGATAAAGACATGGTGAGAGCAGCATTCAGAGAACGCTTCAGTACAAGCAGTGCAGCAGTAAAGATATGTGTAGTAGGGTGGGAAATGGGTACCAAGACGGAGGGTGGCCACCCGCACACTCACGTGGCGGTATGGTGGGGTCCGAACGCGTACAAGTCCACATACGCAGATCACTATGACCTGGAAGGAGTACACCCGAACATCAAACCGATGGTGGGTGGCAAGAAGGCACTATTGGACGCGATAGGGTACATGGTCAAGGAGGACTTCGACGAAGAGGTAAGGGCAGAGGTGGCAAAGCTGATAGCAGACGGTATCGATCTGGTAGACAGGATCCAGGGAGAACCG